AAGTCGGTGTATGAATCACCGGCTGTGTTGCCAGATTTAGACGAGATATCTACTATCCTAATAGGAAGTGTAGCTGTTGTAGAAGCTACAGTAGATATATCAATAGCATTTTTACTTGTACCAATAGATGTTGAACCTGCTGTTTGAACAACCGCAACATTGTTTCCGATTACAGTTTGCGCACCCGATCCGTCCGCCTGCATTTCAAAAAGAATGTCTGGGTCATCCATAACATATGCGTATGCATCTGATGCAACTACGCTTGCAGTCCACATTTGGCTAAAAGTTTTCTGGGATGTATTTGGATCAGTATAAGAACAACCTAGGAATATTCCTACAGGTGTTAATGTAGTTGTGCCTGTGTCTTTTTCAACACCACCAGCAGCAACTAGCTTAACAAAATCACCATAGAAAATGCTAGTAGCATAGCCTGAAGCTATACTGTAATGTCTTACCTTACCAGAAAAAGAACCATTAACAGATAAACTGCCAACTGGTCTTGCTCCGTAAGGCGTTGCTGAACTACTCATTTTATATACCTTTTAAATACAATAAATTAATAAAACAAAGATGGTAATTATTTACCACCTTTACCAAAAGAAACCTGTGTTTTCCTTTCCTTAAACATTGGCATTGCAGGATTTTCTTCTCTCATATAGTTAGCATCTAAAGCTTCCATTTGTTGAGCAGCCATATCAGTATAATACTGGGCTCTCTTTTCAATTTCTTCTCTAGGTGCTTTACATAAAAGCAATCCTCCTACCTCAACACCACCTTCAAATTGCGAATTTTGGTCTCTGACCATTTGCAATTCAGGATGATCTTCTGCTTTAACTGGTTCCCAACCTTCTCTCAGTTTAGTAGATACATTCATATTATCGGATTGACCAGCTGCTGCTGTTCTTATCCAACGAAAAACATACCCATCTTCTGGGTTAGGGTCTGGTAACAAGTTTGGGGGAGTCCAAGGTTTCTCTCGTGCGTCAGTATCTCTCGATTCTAACTCACGTGGGTTGCGCTCTTGATCTTGAGTATTCTCTTGATCTTTATCTAACTTATCCATTTTTTAACTCCTTCGCATATTGCGATGCGTATTGTTCTGGTGTAAGTCCAAGTCGTCTGGCGAGGTCAACTTGAGTCTTTGTTAACTGCACTCTGCGCTGTTTAGTACCAGTCCTATTGGCTGGTGCTACCACAGTCGAGGGTCGTTGTGAAGATGCAGTAGTTTCTTCAAAACGTTCTGGAAATCTTTCTTTCATAGCAGCATCAACTTTTGAGTAATAAGTTTCAGAATCCCTTATAGGGTCTATTCCTTCTCTTACTAACTTAGCATGCATGCCATATGCTAAAGCTGTCATGTCCTCATCACCAGCACGTTCAAACCAAGGATTACTCCTTATGTATTCAGCAGCAGCTGGATCAATAGCTTGTTCAGGTGCTGGTTGTTGATATACAGGTTGTTGTGGTTGGTATTGTTGTTGAGGTTGTTGATACTGTTGTGCTTGTTGTCCATTAGTCTGTGGCATAGTAGGAACATAGTTCTCTACATATGATTTATCAGCTAATGCTGCACTTAGTTTTTCTTGGGCATTCAATAGTTTATCTGTATCACCAGACTCATATGCTGTTTTATATTCAGACTTTGCTGATTCTATTTCAGTTGATGTCTTGGTTTTTAAACTATTAATAAGAGCATCTTCACTCTTAGCTACAGTAGCTTTAAGTTTCTGATTTTCTTCATGCAAATGTTTAGATAAATTTATAGATTCATCCCTTACTTTAGAAGCAGCTTCTTTTGCTCTGCGTTCTTCGTGATAATCATATTTAAGTTTATCTATACGTTTCTTGGTTCTGTCACTAATACCAGCTATTTCTTCATCAACGTCAGCATCTGATTTTGCCTTAGATGGTTTCTGATCTTCAATCGGTCTATCATCTATAACGTCAATTTCAACATCTGGTATAGGAACTTCAATAGCGTTTGCTACTGGCAATTCCTGTTCGGTTTCTATAGTTTGTGCTTCTTCTGTCATGCTTTTACTATTCCTGTTGGGTCTCTTACAACTGCTTCAACAGTATCATCATTGATAAGTCTGAACTCTTTTCCGTGTATCTTCATTCTAGTGCCACTATATGATCTCATAATAATGAAATCGCCTTCTTCGCAATATGGTCCATTGGGAAAACGCTTTTCATCTTTATAACAATCTGGTCCTAGTTTTAAAACAAAGCCTACTATTGAGGCTGTTTCTTCTATACGTCTAGTTTGATCTGCAATAATAATACCACCCTCTGTAGTTTCTTCTGCTTCAGGTAGTGCTATTAATATTTTATATCCTTGAGGTACAGGTAGTTGAGTTGCTACAGAAGCTTCTTCTGTTTCAGTCTCTTTACCCTTTACTGCTTCTACTGTCATAAGTTGCCTTATGTTGCGTCAAATATATAAGGAGTCTGACGTTCTCCTTTCCTTTCATTATGAAAGGTGCGTATTAATCACTTTCGATAACTGTATTATATTTATCTGTTATCTCTCGAAGGGCAATACGTAACCCTTCTATCTTGCCTTTAAGATGATAAAGTTCTGGTAAATCCTTAACTTCACCATCAACTAGGACTTCTGTGATTCTCTTTATCTCATCGTTTAAACTTTCTGTCAAGCTTTCTGTAAACTTTATATCAACTTCCATTGTCTTTAGTTATAGTTTCTGCCATCTTTCTTCCTATCTCAGCACCCTTAGTTCTCTCTTGTGCTGACACTCTAGCTATATCTGCTCCAACTTTAGCACCAGCCATTTCAAGATCGGCTTCTATCTTAATTCTCTCTAGTTCATCTTTCATTCTAGCCTTCTCTAAGTCAGCAGCTATACGTGCTTCATCTGTTTCTACTTTAGATTGTGCTTGTTGTGCTTTGATAGCAAGTTCTTGTTGTTGCATTTGTAGTACAGGGTCTTGCATTTGTTCTTCTGCTTGTTCCATCTGCGCTTGTTGCATATTCTTACCTAGTAATTGTTGTGCAGCAGCTGCTACTAAAGCAGACAACCTTGATTCAATTTCAGGTGGCAATGGTTCTCCTACTGGTGGTAGTTTAGTTCCTATTTCTTCTTCTATTTGTTTTCTATACTCGAAACCTATATGTTCAATAACGTGATTACTTAATGCTGCTTGCATTGCATCTGCATTAGGTGCTTGACCAGCTAGTTCTTGTACCTTGGGGTCTTGTATCATAGACATATGAACAGTTATATGTGCTGCATGGTCCTGATACTCGAAAGCTTTGACTGGTTCACCATTCAATATGTCCATATTTTCTGATACAGGGTCTTTAGGTTTCATATCATCTTCTAATGGCACGATATCTTGTGGGTCACGTATGCCTAATACCTCTAACATCTGTCTATGTAGCTTGGGCATGTCGTACATCTGCGGTGCAGACTGTGCAAGTTGCAATGCAGCCTGATATTGCATGATTCTTTGCGCCATTGTCGCAGCATTAGGGTCAGATACTGGAATTACGTCTATTCTTTCGTCAAAGTCCACCCCTTTTATGGCAGCTTCGCCATCTACTTCGTATTCATAGTCATCTGGCATATAATCTTTGATTATTCCAGACAATATACCTAGTTCTTGGCGCATTGAGGCGTGTAACCTTGCTTGAATTGCACCCATTACCTTCATATTGCGCTCTAATAGCGCTAATGTAGTCCCAACTGGCGCTTGATTGTTCATATCAGACACTTTTAGGTCTGTTATAGAGGCAAATCTACGCCCTTCTTCAACAATATTGCCTAATAATTGGTATAAAGTACCTGATGGCTCTTTATATGGAAGAAAAGTTATGTTATCTCTGATGCTTCCACCCGGAATATCAACATCACGGAACTCTCCGGGGTATATTGGAGTGTCATCACCCTTAATTCTTAGTCCTCTAGTCTTTAAACCACCCGGAAGATTGGCTAAAGTGCCTGCATCTACCAGTTGTCTAAGCAAAGAAGTGGCTGATTTAGCTAATCCACCCACCATATGTATCAAACCAAAGCCATAGAAGCCTAATCCCGGCATATACTTATAGTGAACAAAGTGTTGTCTGCGTTCTTTTACTGGATCAGACTCTAAATAGTTACGTCTTATTGATAAAACCTCACCTGAACCTTGATCTATAGTGACAACATAAGGTAATGCTATACCTGTTTTGTTTCCATTGCGTTCATCTTCAAAACCTTCAAGGTCTAAATCAACATGCATTTCTAAAACTGTGTGTAAACCATCTTTGCTATATGAATTTAAATCATATTCAAAGTTAGGACTGTCTCCAGCGAGTTCATTATACTTAGCTTTTATCCTATCAGTTCCAATACTGGACTGTGGTAATTCAACATCCCTGTAAAATCCTGCGTACTGTAATTTTAAAATATCATTTAGAGTCATACGCATGACATGTGTAGCACGTGAAGCTGTTCTTAAATCTGCTGCTCCATAACTAACTACAAAATCTTCTGCTGGTATAAACATTGAACAAGGTCTTTGCATGTTTACATCCCAATAAATCTTTTTGAAGGCAGAACCGGCAAGAGGCAAAGAGAACAACATGTTCTCAGTTTCATTTCTATATTCTTTCATTTCTTCTGTAAGAAGATAATTCATATAGTCTTGAACTCTTTTACCTTGCTGTTCTTTTTCTTCTGTTAATTTGCCAACTATACTTGTGCGTACTGGACCGGCTGCTGGAAATATTTCTGTAATAGCTTGAGACTGAAAACGAACAACTGCTTCTGATAACAATGGATGATATACACCACAAGCACCGGACCAAGGTTCTGTTCTTTCTTCAATCTTTAAACCAAGATTATCTAAACCTTCTGTGTAAGTTCTTTCCCAATCACTTCTGGAATCTTTGTCAGCTTCAAAAGCTGAGACAAGTTCATGTCCAATGAAACTTAAATCTTTTTCAGAAATGTATTCTGCCAAGTTAGCATCAAAGGGAACTTCATCTTCCATCATGGAAGGATCGAAATCAATTAGCATCCCCCCATCATCAGTCTCTATAGAAACCGCTTCTGGGTTGACAACAGTTATATCAACATTTTCTTCTGCCATTTATATCAGTTTAAACATATTAATAGTATTTGGCAATCTTATCTTCTGATGAGGTGTAATCATTTTCATCGTGTTCTAACGTTATAAAACCGCCTTGTCTAAAACGTAATAAAGCTTGTGTAGAGGAGTCAACTAAATCGTCATGGTCTCCAACAGGGAAGGAAGCAAATTGTTCTACAACTTCTTCTGCCCATCTTGTCTTTGGATACCAGACAGTACCTGAAGCAAATAAATCTGCAACAGCGTTGACACGTGCTATTTTGTCATTACCTCTTGATGGTGTAAATTCTTGAACAGGTATACCCATTGCCCTTAATTCAAATATTAAAGGTGAGCCAGCAGCTTTCGCTTCAACTATAAATGCATCAGGCATCCAGAGTTGATGTTGTTCATGCGCTCTACGTTTTAATTCAGGGAACTCTAATCTTTCTTGAAAAGCATCTAGCAAAATTATTTGTGGTGCTGGATATCCATTCTCTCCTTCTTTATAAAACACACCCCATGTAGTACAAGCTGAATAGTCAGCACGTTGTGTCTTTAAGAAAGCAGTATCCCAAGATTGAATAATGAATTCACATCTAGGCGGTTCTTTTTCTTCCCATTCCATCCACCACTCTCTTTTAACAATCGCACTTTCTTCTGAAACTGGATTCTGTTGATACTGCGCTTCCCAATGTGATATAGGTAAAGTTGCCTTAATCTTCTCAAGTTCATCTACCTTCCAGTATTCTTCCCAAAGACTTCTTCCTGATGGCAATATAGCTGGCAACTCAATAACTTCCCATTCATCACTATTGTCTCTAGTAGTTGAGTCTTTAAGAATAGAACCACATAAATCTTTTTTACCCCATCTAGTCATTACAATTATAATTGCACCGCCCGGTTGTAGACGCTGTCTCGGTCCAGATAAATACCAATCGTATGTGCTTTCAAAAATTTTTGGATCAGCAGACTGACCTTGTTGTTCTGAGTGTGGGTCATCAATAATTAATAAGTCCGCACCACGACCAGTCACCGCACCGCCAACACCAATCGAAAAATATTCTCCGCCACCTGATATATCAAATCTACCAGCTGCTTTCGAGTCGAGATTCAAACTAACGTCTGGGAATATTTCCTGATATTCCTCGCTATCAATTAAGTTACGGACCATACGACCAAAACGCAGAGACAGTTCAGCAGTATGTGAAGCCATAATGATTTTCTTATCAGGCTGTCTACCAACTATCCATGCTGGTAGTAACCACGATGTTAACTGTGACTTACCAAAACGTGGTGGCATATTAATCATAAGACGTTTACATTCTCCACTAGACACTCTTTCAAAAGCTTCAGCCATTTGTTTGTGATGAGAACCACACATGAACTCCTGCCAAACAGTATCAGCGAACTTTAAAAAGCTTTCTTGAGACTGTTCTCTAACTACTGCCTTTTCTAAATTGACTATAAGGTTGTCAAGTTCTTTTCTTTCAGAGCCATTAAGCTTGGCTAACTTGTCCTCAGTTAGACTTTCCATAACTGCATCAAGTTGTTTATTGGATATGCTCATATCTATATATAGTATTGTCAACCATGTTAAAACACAATATACTGTGTTGCAAGGGTATCTCCAGATAGGGCTGTCTTACACTCTCAAACATATCCAGTCCACACCCTAAGGGTTCATTAACACGCTTGATGAGCCCTTTCTTTTTGAACCATCGGAATTAAAATGCTCATAGACAAGCATGCCGACAGGTATGCCCTGATATACGTACAACAAGAACGTAATAAACAATATAGGGTAAAACTTATTATGCAATTTTTCTGTGGGTAGGATTCCTTAAGCCTTTATTCTAGTTTAGGGGGGTGGGGTCTGTCAACCTTGTGTTAATAAAAAGTCAAAATTTGGTGTGTAATAATTTGGAACAGTATGTATATGTGTGTGCGCGGAGTCCCACTTGCGTACAGGGGGGTGGGGGGTCGGAAACGGCGCGTGTAGTCATGCGTGAAAGTGTGTAAACACACTCATACGACTACCTGCGTGGTTTAGGAGAGGGTTTAAACGACCTAGTGTAAGGATTTATCCTTGTCCTTTGTTTCTTTGCCTAAGAGTTTACTAATGCGAAGCATGATCTCGTCTGATGTTTCCTTATTAGTCTCGGAGACTTCTAGTCTATCGGTGTATAAGTTAGCAACTTTGCCACGATAATGTTCAGCAGTTACTGCTGATCCTATCTGTCCAGTATCAACCGCTTTGTCTCTTAGCTTTGCCAGTTCATCTAGGTGTGTTTCTCTGTCAATAAGAGACCTTGTCTCTTGCTCTGAGAGAATACGTGAGACTTCCTCTTGAATATCAGCTTTTTTGGACAACCTATAGCCTTGCTTATCTGCACTAGTTCCCGCCTTGTATCCCGCTAACTCTGCACACTTGCCATTACTAAAGCCTTTAGCTTTATACCTAGCAAATAAACGCTCTTTTACGCTTAACCCTTTCTTATCTGATGATGTCTTTTGATCTGTCATAGAGGTATGGTAAACCATACCTGTTCTAAGATCAATTCGATTCCTTCGGTAACCCCTCATTAACCCAGTAGTTGACATGCATTATGTCCATGCACTACCATGAGTGGTGAGAGGTGATTAGTAGGATTGGTTTAAACCCCCTGAACGTAGTGAAGGGGGATTTAAACCTAATCCACCAAACCAAAACTGGAGAAACGATATGGAAAATGTGAATCATGCTAGTGAACTAGCAGACCTTGAATCTAAATATGGAGTGGTGTGGTCTACTGAGGACTACAGCACTAAGGCTAAACGCCTTGATGATAGTGACTGGACTTACTATTACTTGCCTGATGGAGAGTACACTCTCATCAGTAGCAAAATCATTGATACTGGTAAATTTGATTCCTCAAAAGGAATGAATGTGTATAAGCACTTGTACTATGCATCATCCACAAGAGCAGTCGTGAAGGATGGCTATTGGGATGTTGAATCTGTGCTGAAAGCAACCGCAGAACTGCTAAAGAAAACTAAGTATCATGGATACTTTATTGAGAACTTTGCTAAAGCAGATGGTATCTACAAATTTGCTAACGAAGTTAATCTTGGAACTGATGGTGTACTTGAAGTACACATTGGCTCTTAACTGCGGTCTTACGACATAGAATGTCGTAGCCATTAGTTAAGATATTAATAACGAGGTCTAAAGACCTCACAACTGGAGAAAAATATGGGTGTTGATAAACCTGTTGCAGTCAAAATGACTGATGAAAGTATGGCAGATGCCATACAAAAA